CTCGGCGGCCGCACCACCACTCTCGTCCTGGTCGGCACCGTCCGCGCGAAGGTCGACCAGCCCTCGACCGCGGACCGGCTGCTCGCCGCGCAGACGAGCTCCCTGCACACCCACACCGTCTACCTGCTCCCGACCGCGGACGTCGTCCGCGGCGACGAGCTGCGCGGCGACGGCCAGCGCCTGCGCGTCCACCACGTCACCGAGCCGTCCACGCCGAACTACCGCAAGGCCGAGGCCGAGCTCACCCAGACCGAAGGAGGGCCCTGATGGCCCAGCTCGCCACCACCCTGCTGCCCGTCTCCGGCGGCGCGTCCATCTCCGACAACCTCGTCGCCGCGACCGCGGGCGGCGACACCGCCGCGATCGGCGCGAACCGGTTCCTCGTCATCAAGAACGGCGACGCCGGCTCGCACACCGCGACCCTCACCACGCCGGGCACCGTCTCAGGCGTGGCGGTCGCCGAGGTCGCCGTCGTCGTCCCGGCCGGGAAGATCAGCGCGATCCCGCTCGACTCCATCTTCAAGACCTCGATCGGCCGCGCGCAGATCACCTACGACGCCGTCACCTCCGTGACCGTCGGGGTGTTCGAGCTCGGCACCTGATGGCCCGCGGCCGGCGGCACGCCAGCGGCCGCTCCGACATCACCGTCCGCATCGAGGGCCTGGACCGGCTGCGCGACCGGCTGGCCGAACTCGCCCCCGAGGTCCAGGCCGCCCTCCTGCGGGCCGTGAAGGAGTCGGCCGAGGACGTGCAGCGCGAGACCCTCCTCAACGTCCGCAAGGACAGCGGCAACCTGCAGCGCAAGCTCGACATCCGCTACGAGCAGGGCGGCCTGCGCGCCGAGGTCGGATGGTTCGACCGCGACGCCTACTACGCGCGCTTCCAGGAGTTCGGCACCAAGAGCATCCCGGCCCGGCCGGCGCTCACCCCCGCGATCGAGGCCGAGCGGAACCGGATCCGCGAGCGGATCTCCGTCGAGATCCGGCGGGAGCTCGGCCTGTGAGCGCCATCGCCCCGATGGAGGCGCTCCAGGCCGCGCTGTTCGAGCTGCTGACCGCGGACGAGGACCTCGCGGCGATGGTCACCGGCGTGTTCGACCACGTGCCGGAGGGCCAGGGCTACCCGTACGTCGTCCTCGGCGAGTGGATCGAGACGCCCGCCAACCGGCACGACGGCTTCGGCCGGGACAGCGTGCTGATGCTGCACGTCTGGTCGCAGTACCGCGGCTTCGGCGAGGCGTACCGGATCGGCGCCCGGGTGATGGCCCTGCTCGATCAGCAGCCCCTCGCCGTCCAGGGCCTGGAGCACGTCTCCACCCGCTACGAGATGGGCCAGACCATGACCGACCCGGAGCCCCCGGGCGACATCCGGCACCTGGTCCAGCGCTACCGCATCACCACCGAGCAGGCCGGCCGCTGACCCGTCCTCTGCTCCGACCCCGAAGGAGATCACCATGGCCGGACTCGACGGCTTCGGCACCCTGCTCAAGCGGGGCGACGGCGGCACCCCGCAGGTGTACACCGCCATCGCGAACCCGACCAGCATCACCCCTCCCGGCATCGACCGGGACACCTACGACACCACCACGCACGGATCCCCGAACCGGTACAGGACGTTCATCGGCGGCCTGGTCGACGGCGGCGAGGTGTCGACCGACATCAACTACGAGCCCGCCGAACACGATGCGCTCCTGGACGACTTCGAGGACACCCAGCCCCGCTCCTGGCAGATCGTCTTCCCCGACGACCTGTCGACCACGTGGACCTTCGACGCCGTGCTCACCGGCTTCGAGGCGGACGCCCCTCACGACGACCTGCTCACCGCGACGATCACCCTCAAGGTGTCCGGCAAGCCCGTCCTGTCCTGACCCGGCGTCCGGCCGGACTCGAGTAATTCGCCGTACGCAAACGAAAGGGGGCGGCCGTGGCGCTGCTCAGCAAGGCCCAGATCGACGCCGTGGACGACACCCGGTGGAGGGACGTGCCCGTCCCGGAGTGGGGCGAGGACGCAGAGGTCCGGGTGCGGGCCCTGACCGGGTCCGAGCGTGACCGCTACGAGGCGCTGTCGATCGTCACCGGACCCAACGGGTCGATCCAGCGCCGGCTGCCCGCCGACGCCCGCTCGCAGCTCCTGGTCATGTGCCTGGTCGACGCCGAGGGCGAGCGCCTCTACGCCGACAGGGACGTCAAGGCGCTGGCGAAGAAGGACAGCGTCGTGATCTCCCGGCTGTTCGAGGTCGCCAAGGACCTCTCGGCCCTCGGCAAGGAGAGCGTGGAGGAGAAGAAGGGAAACTCCGACGCCGCCCAGAGCGGCTCTTCTACCTCCGACTAGCGCTCGCTCTGGGCCGGACCGTGCCCGAGCTCCTCGCCTCCACCACCTCGGAGGAGTTGACGGAGTGGATGGCCTACGAGCAGCTCACCGGGACCATCGGTCCGGAGCGCGGCGACGTGCTGCACGGCATCCTCACCGCGACCGTCGCCAACACGGTGCGCGGCAAGAACCGGCGGCCGGCCCGGCCGCGCGACTTCATCCCGCAGTGGGCCGGCAAGTTGGCACAGGACTGGACCGAGATGCTCGCCGCGGTGCGGCAGGCCAACCGTCAGCTCGGCGGCACCGATCAAACGGAGGGGGGTACCGATGGGCAACGTGCTGGAGGAGCTCCTCGTAGCGATCGGGATGGACAGTTCAGGCGTCGCCGAAGGCGCTGACGAGGCCGCCGGGTCCGTCGAGAAGAGCTTCGCCGGGATCAGCACGGCGGCGGCCGGCGCCGCGGTCGGCGGCCTGTTCATCGCAGGACTCGACTCGGCGATGGACCTGTCCGCCGTCGAGGCGACCATGCAGCGCCAACTCGGCCTGACCGCCGAGGAGGCGGACCGGGCCGGACAGATCGCCGGCGACGTCTACTCGGCGGGCTTCGGCGACAGCATGGAGGGCGTCGGCGAGGCCGTCTCGCAGGTCGTCTCCCAGCTCGGCTCCTTCTCGGACATGACCAACGCGGACCTGATCGCCGTCACCGAGCAGGCCCAGGCGCTGTCCGACACCTTCGAGTTCGACGTCGGCGACAGCGCGAAGATGGCCTCGCAGATGGTCGCGCAGGGCCTCGCGGGGGATGCCACCGAGGCGTTCGACGTGCTGACCAAGGCCGCGCAGACGTTGCCGAAAGCGATGCTGGACGACCTGCCCAGCATCGTGTCCGAGTACGGCACGCACTTCCAGCGCATCGGCCTGGACGGCAAGACCGCGTTCGGCATGATGAGCCAGTTCGTGCAGGCCGGTGGCAAGGACCTCGACCAGGCCGGCGACGTCCTGCACGAGTTCGCGCGCATCACCACCGAAGAAACCGATCGGGCGAAGGACGGCTTCAAGGGCCTGGGCCTGAACGGCGCCAAGATGCTCGCCGAGATCCACAAGGGCGGGCCCGAGGCGGCCGCCGCGCTGGGCACCACCATCACCGCCCTGCGCGGTGTGGAGGACCCCGCCAAGCGGGCACAGCTGGAGGTCGCGCTCTTCGGCGACATGGCCGGCGAGTCGGCCGACGCCCTGCTCGCGATGAACCCCCAGACCGCGTTGGCCGCGACCGGGATGGACGACACCGCCGGGGCCGCGCAGGGCCTGGTCGACTCCATGAAGGCGTCCCCCGCGCAGCAGTGGGACTCCGTCATGCGGACCCTGACGACGACGCTCGGCGAGGCGCTGCTGCCCGTCCTGGACGCCGTCTCCAGCTTCCTGAAGGACAACCCCGGGCTGATCTCCGCCGTGACCCCGGTGGTGCTGGTGCTCGCCGCGGCGCTCGCCGTGTGGGCCGCCGTGCAGTGGGTCCTCAACAGCGCGCTGCTGGCGAACCCGATCACGTGGATCATCCTCGGCGTGGTCGCCCTGATCGCGATCATCGTCCTGATCGCCACCAAGACCACCTGGTTCCAGACCGCGTGGCACGCCATGTCCGACGCGATCGTGACCGCCTGGAACTGGGTGTGGACCAAGCTGCAGCAGGGGTTCGCCCTGCTCACGGACCTGTTCCTCAACTTCACCGGCCCCGGGCTGATCATCAAGCACTGGGACACCATCAAGTCGGCGGTCGGCTCGGCGATGACCTGGGTCTCCAACACCGTCCACTCCGGCATCGATGCGGTGTCGCACTGGATCGACACCCTCGCCTCGATCCCCGGCAAGGTCGGCCGCTGGTTCTCCGACATCGGCGGGAAGATCGCCGCCCCGTTCAAGATCGGATTTGCCAGCGTCGCGAACTTCTGGAACCGCTCGATCGGCGGGTTCAGCTTCAGCATCCCGTCCTGGGTGCCGGTGGTCGGCGGGAAGAGCTGGTCGATCCCGAACATCCCGATGCTCGCGGACGGCGGCATCATCCCGGCCACGCCGGGCGGCATGCTCGCCCTCGTCGGGGAAGGCCGGCAGGACGAGGCCGTCATGCCACTCGACCGGCTCGACAGCATGATGCGCTCGGTCGCCGGGGCAGTGGCCCGCACCGGCGGCGACGGAGGCGTTACCACCCGGGTCGTCCTCGACGTCACCGGGGCCGACAGCGAGTTCAAGACCCTGATCAAGAACATGGTCAGGACCGCCGGCCGCGGCGACGTCCAGATCGCCTTCGGCCAGTAGGAGAGGAGACCCCGTGCCGGACCTCGTCCACCACCTCAAGCTGGCCGGCGTCTGGACGGAGATCACGTCCGACGTCTTCGACCGTGACCCCGTCAGCATCAGCCGCGGCCGCGGCAGCGAGGCCGTGCGCACCGAGGCCGGCGAGCTGTCCCTGACCCTCAACAACCGGGACGGGAAGTACACCCCGCGCAACCCGGTCAGCCCGCTCTACGGGCTGATCGGGCGCAACACCCCGATCCGCACGAGCGTGCGGGCCGGCCGGTATCTGGACGTCGACGGCGCCGGGCAGGCGAGCACACCGGACACCGCCGCCCTCGACATCACCGGCGACATCGACGTCCGCCTCGACCTGTCCTCGGCGACCCTGACGGACGCGTCGGCGCCCTCCACCGAGACCATCGGCAAATTCCTCGCGGCAGGCGAGCAGCGGTCCTGGCGCCTCAACCTCAACGCGGGCACGATCACCTTCTCCTGGTCCACGGACGGCACCGCAGCCACTTTCCTGGCAGCCGTGGGCAACGACTCCGTGTCCGTGCCGTCCTCCCGACGGCTGGCGGTGCGCGCCACGCTCGACGTCAACAACGGTGCGGGCGGCTGGACCTGCACCTTCTACACCGGCCCGACCATCTCGGGCCCGTGGACTCAGCTCGGCACACCGGTCACCGGCGCCGGCGTCACCTCGATCTTCAACAGCTCGGTGCCGCTCACCATCGGTGCGATCCCCGGCAGCGCCCCGGCCAAACCGGTGATGCACGTGTACGCGGCCGAGGTCCGCAACGGCATCGGCGGCAGCATCGTCGCGAACCCGGACTTCACCGCGCAGGTCCGCGGCGCCACCACGTGGGCCGACAGCGCGGGCCGGACCTGGACCGTCACCGCCCCGGCCGCGGTCTCCGACGTGTGGCCGCGCATCACCGCCGAGGTGTCCGAGTGGCCGCCGCGCTGGGACCTGTCCGGGCAGAGCGTGTGGACGCCGGTCAAGGCCGCGGGCATCCTGCGGCGCCTAGGCCAGGGCAAGACGCCCCTGCAGTCGCCGATGCGCCGCGAGTTCTCCAGCCCGACCCGGACCCACATCGTGGCGTACTGGCCGATGGAGGACGGCAGCCGCGCCACCCGGTTCGCCTCGGCCCTGGCCAGCGGCACCCCGCTGGCCATCACCGGCACCGCTGCCCCGGCGGCCTACACCGGGTGGCCGGCGTCCGGCCCGCTGCCCACCCTGGGCACCGCCACCGCCACCGCGGCCCTGCCCGTCTACACCGCCACCGGCCAGACCAGCTGCCGGTTCTGGCTCAAGCCCCCCGCGGCCGGTGTCGCCACCGAACAGCGCCTGGTCACCATGACCGGCACCGGCAGCGCCGCCCGCTGGACGCTGAGCCTGCTGCCCGCCGGTACCCTGCGGCTGCGCGTGTACAGCAGCACGGGCGCGTCGCTGTACGACAGCGGCGCCCTCGGCACCAGCGTCAACGGCCTCGACACCAGCGTCGTCGTCGAGCTCACCGAGACCGCGGGCACTGTCGACTGGAACGTCCGTGCCCAGCAGTACAACCGGGACTCGCTGTTCGGGCCGATCACCCAGTGGGGCATCGGCAGCAACCTCGCTGCGGCGACCGTCGGCCGGATCACCACCCTCGCGGTGGGCGAGGACCAGGCGCTCGGCGACACCGTCGTCGGCCACCTCGCCGTAGCGGACGACCTCACCGCCTACGCCAACACCGCGTCCGCGTCGGCCGGGTGGGCGGGCGAGAGCGCACAGGCCCGCATCGCCCGGCTCTGCCAGGAGAACGGGATCTCCTTCCTCGGCTACAGCGCGGCAGGCTCCTCCGCACTGGTCGGGCCTCAGCCGATGGACACCCTGCTCGCCGTGCTGGAGAAGGCGGCCGAGGCCGACGGCGGCATCCTCGGCGAGCGCATCGACGAGCTCGGCCTGACCTACCGCAGCCGCGCCACCCTCTACAACCAGCCCGCCGCGATCGAGCTCAGCTTCGAGGCGGAGGGCGAGGTCCCGGCCGGTCTCGCCCCGGCCGTCGACGACCAGGGCGTCCGCAACGACGTGACGGTCAAGCGCCTCGACGGCAGCTCGGCCAGAGCCGTGCTGGAGAGCGGTCCCATGTCCGTGCAGGACCCGCCGTTGGGGGTCAGCCGGGTGGACTCCGCGCCCGAGCTCAACCTCTACTCGGACACGCAGCTGGCCGACGTGGCCGGCTGGCTCCTGCACGTGGGCACGACGGACGCCGCCCGCTACCCGAAGGTCCCCCTGGACCTCGTCGCCGGTCCGCACCTGATCGCACAGGTCCTCGTCGTCGACTCCGGTGACCGCCTCGTCGTCGACGACCCGCCGCCGTGGCTGCCACCCGACGCGATCGACCAGATGGTGCAGGGCTCACGCGAGACCCTGAGTCTGGCCACCTGGCGGATCGAGTACGCGTGCAGCCCGTACGAGCCGTGGCGCGTCGGCGTCCTCGACGACACCTTCCTCGGCCGGGCCGACACCGAGGGCAGCACGCTGGCCGCCGCGGCCACCTCGACCGCGACCGCGCTGTCCGTCGCCACCGGCACCGGCCCGACCTGGATCACCGACCTGTCGGAGGCCCCCTTCGACCTGACCGTCGCCGGGGAGGTCGTCACCGTCGTCGCCGCGGGCACCCAGCTCGCCGTCAACCCCCTGCTCCTGACCGACAGTTCCGGCTGGTCCGGGATGAACTCGACGGTGGTCCGGTCGACGGCGGTCGTCCACACGGCCCGGGACGGGGAAGCGTCCCTCCTCATCACCCCGAACGGCGTCTCCGCCTCGGGCGGTGCGAGCGGCACACCCACCGGCGTCGGCACCGTCACACCCGGCGCCTCCTACCGGGTGTGCCTGTGGGCCTACAGCCCCGGCGGTCACGCCGACCTGCGACCCGCCGTCGACTGGGCCGACGCTGCCGGCACTTTCCTGTCGAGCGGCCTCGGCTCCGGGACCGCCGCCCCGGCCGGCGTGTGGACGTACATCGAACAGACCCTGGTCGCCCCGGCCCTGGCCAGCCAGGCCACCCCGCGGGCCCGCCACGGCGGCACCCCCGCAGCCGGAGCGATCTGGTACGCGTGGGCGATCCGCCTGGTCCCCGT